ATTTCACCAATCCACATGGTTCCAGGATCAGTCGAATATATGAAATTAGAGACAAAAAACTCTTCTACCTCTTTATCGTCTTTTTGCCGTGCGAACTTTTCAAACCAAAATCGGTCCTTCCTCTTATAGAAGGCTTTTTGGGTTGCTCTGGTTTTACCACGATACTTAATATAGTCATAATGATCTTTAGTGAAGTGATTCTTCAGAGAGAGATAACAACGATAGGCATCAAAGGGCATCATTCTCTAACATCTGGGTCTATTGAATCATCTTTGGCACTAACATACCTATCAGAAATATTAAATGCAAGAGTAATTCTTTCTTTATTCTGGGTCTGTGGTTCTACATGATGTTCAGTGCTTGCAGGAAACATCACCATCGTTCCATCAAATCCTTCATATACACAATTATATTCATCAAAAATAGTAGGATGCTTATGATTTTTATAATATATCACACCCGAAAGCAGTCCTGCATGATGATGTGATGGATTATCATCTCCTTTATATGCAAAGTTAGTCCAAATATCATACCCATCAAAATGTCCGTCCCACTTTCTTAATTTAAAATTTCTATGAGTCTTTCCCATTCCCCAATACTTTGCAGATAATCTCAACACCCACGCTAACCAAAAAGATTGGTCAACAAGATGAGGAGAGATAGAACACTGATATGAATTATGTGCTCTACCATCTATGAATTTGTAACCAACATTTTCATGTGCTTTCAATTCTGATAATGAACTATTCTTAAACTTTTTACTTTCCTTTATCCATATATCCAGTTCCTTCTGAATCTGTGAAGGAATCTTCGTAACCATTACAGGACATCCTTCCCGTAACTTTTTCATATTTAACAAGTCTTCCATGATTTAAAAAAAGTAATAGGGTCAAAAAAATGGCGGAGTTTTTTTCCGACTTTTTTGGAAAAAAAAGTTGATTTTCCCCTCAGACAGGAAGTTTTGCACGGGAAGTACGCTTCATAAAGTTTAACTCTTGAGCATCACACTTAATCTTCTCTTTTAATGGCTTAGATATAAGTTTAGGTACTGATTCCAAATCTAAACTATTCTGCTCACAAAAATGAACAATAGCATCGATATAATTCATATCCTTATTAAGTAATACTAGTTTCTCAATCTCTTCTGCAAAACGAGTAGAGCAAAAGAATTTACTCTCTAATACTTTCTCTAATTCATCCTTTTTCGGCATTATCTGTCCCAGTATTGTGACTAACAAACTCTTTTATATACCTCACTAATAACTTAATATAATCCCCTTTGTTCCTTTTGTCAAACACTTTTACTTCACCACCAGGTGTTACCATGATAGTGATAAGTTTCTTGACAGGGATCTCAGTTAATTCATAATAAGCAGCAGCATAGAAGGTTTCCTGAACGAAATAGTTTTCCAACCACTTCTCAGGTTTAATCTTCTCAGATGTTTTAAAGTCTATGACTGCTAATTCACCTTCATACTCCGCTATACAGTCAACTCTTCCAGCAAGACCAAGGTACTCTGAGTAAAGGGTTCTTTCTATAGCGTGTATGTTATTTATCTTGTCCAGATATGGTGCCGCATGATGAAACATAAACTTAGTAGCAGGAAGGTAATCCTCCCAAACCAAATCTCTATTTTCCAAATATGCTTGAGCAGCTTCGTGAAAATCTGTACCACGGGTGGTTGCCTTCTTAGTAATACGATTTGCTTCTTCTATACCAATTCGCTTACGCCAATTAATAAAGATCTGCCTATTATAAAAGGAAGTCACTGATGTAATAGAAGGAACCCACTGACCATCAGGAAGATGATACAGTCGGCATCCAGGAGTTTCTTTCTTTTCTAATTCTAAATCACCTAAGTGATTACAATGCTCAAATGTCATCGTTGTCATTCTTTATAAAAGATACTAAAGTTAGTCTTGCATTCTCCACTGAAGTTCCAAAGGAATCTTGAGATCTATGAAAATGACGCTTTCCTGAAAAAATTATACCTCTATTAAATTTGTTAGGAACTTTTATAATAGGTTTATAAAAAGAAAGAGCTTTCTTTCTTAATCTATCATATCGATACGCTTTTATCAAGTTATGCGGATCCTTATGAAAATCAGATAAGGTCTTTGTAACCTTTTTATCATCCCATGAATCGAAAACATGATCACTATCACATATCTCAGTTCCAGTATGAGGAGGAGCATCTAAAGACAAAAAGACTATAACCCCATATGCTGTTGTGTCTTTATGAAAAAAACCACTTTTAAATTCTTTGGTTATGTAATGAAAAGTACAACTGGATATTATAGCAGAAGAATCTTTAGTATAATATCTAACTTGAGATTGAACATAATCAGCGACCCCTGCAGAAACTCCATGAGTTCTAAGTCCTGGATAATTAAATCCTTCATAATGATATCGTTGTTTAAGTGCACTATTTCTTATTGCAAAAGGATCATCAAAAAAATTATCAAGAATAGTGATCATAAACCAAGTTCTGATTTAGCAAGAATATATTCTTTACACAAACCAGACCTAACAATATCTTCTACACCAAACTCAATAATATCAACTGAATTTGCCATCAATCTAAGAATCCTCATGAAATCAACGATTCCATTCCTCTCATTCTCTCTTGTAAGGTCAGTCTGAGTAGCATCACCGCAGAACATAATCTTTGAATCCTGTCCTACTCTAGTCATTATACTATCAAGTTCATGATAATTCAAGTTTTGGAATTCATCAACAATAATAATAGCATTATCGAATGTTGTACCACGAATGAATGATGTACTCCAAAAGTCGATAGTATTCTGTGCTTTAAGATTCGCATAGAGCATTTGAAAATCTGCATCTGTACGCATCTCAAACATATACTTTACCATAGCCTTGTAAGGTAATTGATAAAGCCAGGACTTATCTTCATGATCACCAGGAAGGAACCCAATTTCACGAGTAGCAACAAGAGACCTAACAACATATACCTTTTCGTAAGGAGTCTTTTCGTCCAAGACATCTTTAATTGCGTTGTAAAGTGTAATAAAAGTCTTACCTGTACCAGCACAACCATAAGCAACTATATTCTTCCCACTCTCATAGGAATTAAATAAAAGTTGTTGATTGGAAGTAAGAGGTTCTATCTCCCTCAAGAAATCATTATTAAGTGGTTTCTTTCTCTTCATCTGCTTGGCCGTCATTCCGGCACCTACTGGTTGTTCTACTTTCTTTTTACGTGGCATAATATTTAATCAGTCATGGCCTCCGACTCAGTTGTACCAATATTCTTGGTTCTTGCTAATCTTCCAGAAATACCTCCAGATTTTTCAGCTTTCTTAAGAACTTCACCCCATCCAGGATTCTTATTAACTAATTTATCTCTCCACTCACCAACCTCAACTCCTAAACCAGGCATGGTAGAAGGGTCAGAGTAATCTCTTTCCCAAGTAGGATTGTCATCTTTCCATTGATCCCAATCATGGATACTCATTGCGACTTCCTTCTGTTCACCAGTGTCTTTATTAATAACAGGGTATGTTGCCATATCAATATAAAGTTATGTGTTTTTATTTATTCCCAACCAAGTGCTTCTGACACGGTAGGAAATTGCTCTTTAAAAATAGAACGAACATTCTCTACAAGATCCATATGTTCTTTCTGTGTACCATGAGCAGATCTTAAATCAATATAATGAACCCATGACCGTACTGAACCAGTCATATACAGTCTAGTAGGTGTAGCAAGAGGTAATACAAACCGTGCACACTCCTTTGCTATTCCATCATCAAGCATCTGCTGATAGAGTTTCATTCCTTCTTTAAAATGATTCTCCATCAATCCATTATACTTCTCAATAAGAGATGAATCTACATCATCAACACTATTCTGACGATTCTTTAAATCTTGACTACGAAGTGCTGGTAAAGGAATCTCATCTCCTAACAAACTACTATCAGCATACCTCTGAGAGAACTCCTGGTATGTAAACGATCTATGTCTTAATATCTGTGCTGCTAATCCTCTGGTAGTATTAATCTCTATAGTCATATGTGCCTGTTCAAATACAGACCAATGACCATGCTGAATACAATACCTTAAAAGTCCAGCAAACTTTTCATTGTCCTGATTCTTGGGATTAGAAACTCTGGCAACATAAGCCATCGTCTTCTCCGCATCAGGAGTAACACTAATAAATTTAATCTGTGTATCCATCGTCGTCATCAAAGACCTCATCATAATCGGTAATTTGCGAGAATGCTTTTGAATTACTGTAAGCATCCACATCAGAATAAACCTCTGACTCCAGTGCGTCAACTAAGAGCTTGAGGTTTTTAACAATAAGTTTTAACTTTTCTCTTGAAGGATCCATTACTTAAAGTATTGGTCTATAACTGTAACCTGATCATGATAGCGAGCAATCTTATCTAATTCTACTTGAATTGCTTCAGTAATATCTGAATGCTCTCCAATACCTGCTGGATGTTCTAGGTAAACATTAACGTTTGCTCTGTGCTTTGCAATTTCACCTTGTGCATGGGCTTTAACTGCTGCCAGTAACTGTTCTCTCATGTGTAGCATTTTAATTCTTCATAGTTCAATTATATATTAGAAAACCTCCCCTGTAAAGAGGAGGTTTAACATTAGTCCAAGTAAGTTAGCTTAGCTCTTAGAGGCGAACTTTCGTTCTACTCTGATACCACGATACATTAGATCATGGTTTCTGTGCTGAGCTGCTTCAGCGAGTACTTTTTTGTTGTACTCATCGGTGTCATACTCGACACCACGGTAGTTGACTTTTGCCATTGGCTTTACCTTAGGTAGGGTGGATTAGACCCCGTTCCTTCAGTCGGCTTTTGCGTCCTCCGAAGAGGATGAACGATTCCGTTCCGAGTCGGCTTACTTGCGTCTCCTTAATAGGGGATGAACGATATGTGCATATTAACACA